TTATGATTTAAAAACCGCTCGGCGTTCAATGAACCTGATGACAATCGAGTGGGCGAATCGTGGCTTGAACATGTGGACAATCGAGCAAGGGGTCATTGACATAACTCCCGGATTGAATACCTACGCCTTGCCGTTGGACACTATTGATTTGCTGGATAACGTGATCCGCACCGGCGCAGGGCAACAATACAATCAGTCTGATCTTACGTGTACCCGGATAAGTGTTTCCGATTATGCTACTATTCCTAACAAGTTATCGCCGGGCCGTCCGTTGCAGGTATGGATTCAAAGGCTAAGTGGCAACACAAATCTGTACAGCGGAACACTGGCTACCGCGATTAGCGCCACCGACACTTCCATTACTCTTACCAGCACAGAAGGTTTGGCGTCTTCTGGGTTCATCCAATTGAGCGCTGGTGGTGAGTATGTGTATTACAATTTTGTAAACGGCAACACTCTGGGTAACTGTTTCCGGGGTCAAAACAACTCAACGGCCACTGCGTACAGTGTCGGCACAGCGATTTACGTACCCCAACTACCGGCTATTACCTTATGGCCAACCCCGGACAACTCCCAGACTTACCAATTTGTTTACTACCGTATGCGCAGGATTCAAGACGCTGGTAAGGGTACGACGATTGCCGACATGAATTTCCGTTTCCTACCCTGCTTAGTAGCAGGTCTGGCTTACCACATTGCGATGAAAGTGCCCGAAATGCAGGTTCGGTTAGAGATGTTGAAGGCTGCGTACGATGAGCAGTTCAACCTAGCCGCCGGTGAAGACCGGGAAAAAGCCGCCCTACGGTTCGTGCCTAGACAGCAGTACATCGGCGGGAGTGTCACCTAATGGCTGATTTTGCAACGGGCCGCAAAGCTATCGCCGAGTGTGATCGGTGTGGCATGCAGTTCAAACTAAAAAAACTAAAAACTGAAATTATCAAGACAAAAAAGTATAATTTGAAGGTGTGCCCCGAGTGCTGGGATCCGGATCATCCACAGTTGTTGTTGGGTATGCAGCCGATTGTTGAGGCAATCGCCTTGAGGGAACCGAGGGTAGATACTACTTACATTACAGCCGGTTTGAACGCAGACGGCAATCCGACTGGCGGATCAAGAAACATCCAGTGGGGCTGGTATCCTGTAGGTGGGTCAAGCAATTTCGACGCAGTATTAACCCAAAACTACTTGGTTTCTACTACGAATGTTGGTACAGTAACGGTAACAGTGTCTTAAGGAGACGAACATGGCAAAAATGGAATCAGACAAAACCGACATGACCCAAGACAAGGCGTTGGTTAAAAAAGCTATTAAGCAGCACGATACGCAACAGCATAAGGGCAGCAAGGGCACTAAGCTCAAGCTCAAAAGCGGCGGTTCTATCAATGCAAAAATGAAAACTATGGGTCGTAATCTGGCTCGCGCTGCAAACCAACGCGGCTCTTCAAGGGGCGGATAATGGCTAAATACAGCAAAAAAATGATGGGTAAAGAAGTGGGTGATGCGGCTGTGTATGCCGAGCCCCACACAATGACGGGTAAAAAAATGAAGATCGCCGAAATCCCCGGCAAACCCTCTGAACTTAGTGGCACTAACCGTATGCGCATGAGTGTTGGAATGTACAACAACGGCCCAGTGGTACCCACTAAAACCGACGGCATCAAAGTTCGCGGTAACGGAGCGGCGACCAAAGGCTTGATGGCCAGAGGCCCGATGGCGTAATGACGTACCAAGAGCTTGTCACCGCTATACAGCAAACTGCTGAGAACTCGTTTGATTACTCTACCAACCCGGAGATAATTAACAGGTTTATCCAGCAGACGGAGCAGCGCATCTACAACACGGTGCAGATCTCCAACTTGCGCAAAAACGTGACCGGTAACTTGACCGGGGGCAACGCATACTTAGCTTGCCCAACAGATTTCTTGTCGGTGTATTCCTTGGCTATTTACACCGCAAACGCAACACCGGTTGACTACACTTACCTCTTAAACAAAGACGTGGACTTCATTCGTGAAGCGTACGACAGCACGACCGGCAAACCAAAACACTACGCCATTTTTGGCCCTCAAAGTACAAACGATTTGTACTTGACCTTTATTGTTGGGCCGACACCCGACACAAGCTATTCTGCTGAACTGCACTACTATTACTACCCAGAATCCATCGTCACTGCGGGCACTACTTGGCTCGGCCAGAACTTTGATTCCGCGTTGTTGAATGGGTCTTTGGTTGAAGCTATCCGCTACATGAAGGGCGAGCAAGATGTGGTTCAGTTGTACAGCACTCTGTACATATCAGCTATTACGCTCCTCAAGAATTTGGCGGATGGTAAACAACGCGCTGATACGCACCGCGACGGACAAGTAAGGGTGAATGTTCAATGAGTATTGTTCAGACCCAGACTACAAGTTTTAAGGCGGAGCTGTATCAAGGCATCCACGATTTGACTACAGACGTTATAAAAATCGCCCTGTATACAGCCTCCGCCAACTTAAACGCCAGCACGACGGTTTACTCCACTACAAATCAGGTAGTAGCATCTGGGTACACAGCGGGCGGGCAAATAATGACCGGGATTACGATAAATTCCGCCGACTACACTGCGTATGTTGGGTTTAACAACGTTTCTTGGACTTCGGCATTGACAGCTAGGTGTGCTTTGATATATAACTCCAGTAAGTCAAACCGTGCGATTGCCGTGCTAGATTTTGGTTCAGACAAGACAAGTTCTAGCACGTTTACAATAACAATGCCACAAGCAACAGCAACGACAGCATTAATTCGTAGTTCAAACTGAGGTAAATATGTTAGTAAGCACAATTCATGGCGAAATGGACGAAAGCCTTCTAGAGAAAAAAGAAGGTGGATTCGAAGACGACAACGAAAAAACCACTTGGGTAGAGTATTGGTTGGACAATGAGCTTGTTCACCGCTCTGCGCATGTCACTTTAAAAGAATTATCCGCCGCTAAAGGCGAAACTGAAGGATTTTAATCATGGCAAATACACAATCGGTATGCACATCCTTTTTAGCTGAAGTTATGCAGGGCTACCATCAGTTCGGTCAGCCTTCTTTGACTTCCCGCACCAGCTTGACGTCCCCCACTAACGACACCTTTAAGTTGGCTTTGTATTTCAGCTCGGCCACTTTGAACGCATCTACCACTGCGTATTCAACAACAGGCGAAGTGACAAACACTTCCGGTACTGGGTACACTGCTGGCGGCATTACTTTAACCAACGCTAATACTCCCTCTTCAACAAACACTAGCACAACCGCTGGCACGGGTTTTTGGACTCCCTCGGCATCCGCGTCTTTAACTTCCTTGACTATTACCACGGCGTTCAACTGTGCTTTGATGTACAACTCAACCCAAGGTAATCGCGCAGTGGCAGTTTACACGTTTGCCGACCAGACAATTACTGCCGGTACATTTACTTTGACCATGCCCACTAACGCGGCTGCTACCGCTCTTTTGCGTTTGGCAACAACTTAATGCTATGAATCGTGGCAGAATCAAATCAAAACTTGGAGCGAGTTACCCCCGGCTATAGGTTTGTGTACGGCGGGGTTACATTCTTTTATTACACCGGTAATAAGGGGCAGGGGCTGCCCAAACACGAGCATCCGTTTTCTCATTTAACGTTCGTTGCTTCTGGGAAAACATGTATACGCAAAGAAAATTTGTATAGGGAACTTTTGCCCGGCGACCACCCACTCAACCTGAAAGAAAACGAGTGGCATGAAATAGAAATCCTTGAAGACAATACGGTTTTTATCAACGTAAGTGGGGGGCAGGATGCCTGAGTACATTATTTTTGACGCCGAGGGTAAATATTCCAACTGTATTGTGTGCGATGAATGGGATGTCCCTCCTGACGGGTGTACAAAGCAGTTGATACCCGAATACCACTATTGGGATAAGGAAAAGCAAGAAATTATTAGGGATCCCGCCGCCCCTATAACAATAGAGAGCGTGTAGCGTGCCTACTTTTAACACATATTATTTTGATTCCGGAACTTCTTGGCGTGTTCCGGAGGGTGTTACTGCCATACAGGTAGAATGTTTTGGGTCTACCCCGGGTACTACGGCTACGGGTATAGTGCCTAATGCAAATTATTCCGGCGGGTCTTACTCAAAAAGCAACAGCATCGCGGTTACACCGGGCTCTACAGTTTATCTTAACGTTGGGGCCAACGGCGGTAATAGTTGGTTTAACACAAGCAACGTCGCGCCTACTTCGGCTTCTTCCACATCTTCCGCTTGTTTGGCTGTGGGGGGTACCACCGTCGCTCCGGATCAAGTAGCCGCTAACTGCGGTAATGTTAAATATGCGGGGGGTAATGGCCGTTTTGTTACCGGCACCGATCCGGTAATCTTAACCGCCCAAGGGGGGAAAGCAGGGCCGAACGGCCCCGGCGCTGATGTTGGTGATCCTTATTCAAATACAGTATTGAATGTATTAGGTAATAATTATTTACGTTGTACCGGCGGAGGGGGAAATGGAGGATTTCAAGGTGGTTTAGGTGTAATCCCATATGGACGAAGTGGTACAGGCACTGCTGGAATGGGGCAGTATGTTTCTGGGGCTAATAATTTTCAGTCTGGTACTGGAGAGATTTTAGGTACTTATAAATACCTTAATAGTCTTATACTCGACACCTTTACTTACCCTAATGGGTTATCATACCTTATTACTCCTACTCTTGGTGAAGGCGGTGGGGGTAGAACTACAATAGTTTCTACTTCCGGTTGCTGCTGCTGCTATACATCTTTTAGTCTAGACCCGCAACAGGGCCAAGTAGTAATAACCGTAACTGAGGCCACTCAAAAAACCATTGTTTACGCAGTGCGCAGCAGTCCCCGTGGTGAACAATCTTTTACTTTGCCCACCGATTTTGGCTCACTTATTTCACTTGAAGCCTTTGGTAGTTATGCTATTAGAGATACCCAAAATAACAACGGTGGCGGTGGTGGCGGCGCGTACGCAAAAACCCTTGGGACTTCTGTTACCGCTTCTATGGTCGCGGGATCAACGACTGTTTACTATTATGTAGGTTCTAGCTTGGATTTTTCTTCTGACGGAGAGAGTAGCTACATACGCATAGGCACAAGTGGGGCTCCTTCTTCGGTCACTGATGGAGTTTTAGCCAAAGGAGGTTCTCGCCCCTCTGGCACTACTGGCGGTACTGGGGGCACTACTGCCGACAGCGTTGGCGATACAAAATACGCTGGTGGTAATGGTGGTACTGGAGGCGCGGTTAATAATCTTGGGGGTGCTGGTGGTAATGGTGGCCCTCTTGGTGCTGGCGCTAGAGGGGGCAACGGATTCACTTCTACTGCTTCAAGGGGCGACGGTGGTGGTGGCGCGTCTAATGGGGGCTCTGCTGGTGCCAACGGTACAACTTCAGCTGGTGGTGCTGGCGGCACTATTACGGGGGGTACTGGGGGCACTGGGGCTACATCCTCTGTTGCCGCAACGTCGGGTACAAACGGCGGCGGCGGCGGTGGTGGTTATGGGGTAGCCGGGAGTATTAATGGCGCATTGGGGGGTATATTAAATAATGGTACATACGCCACAAGGGGCGGCCCGGGGGGCGCGGTATACTACGGCAGTGGTGGCATCACCAACGGTTTTGGCCTTGTTGTTTTAACATACGCACCTCTCTCCGGCGTTGTGCTTACAGGGTCGGCTTCGTCTGCTTTTAGCGGTACATTATCCCCCGCACAAACGTTAACCCAAGCGCTATCAAGCGGGTCTGCGGACGCATTGGCGGGTACTCTAACTGCCTCACAGACATTAACCATAGCGCTATCCAGCGCAATTGCGGAAGCATTTGGGGGGACTTTTGTTCCTTCTAACGACCAAGTAGTGAATTTAAGTTCGGTGTTTGCCCTCGCTTCCGGTGGTACATTAACAAACTCACAACTGATTACTCAAGCATTAACCGGCGTTTCTGTAAATGGCCAAACATCCTCGTTCCCAGTGTTTTTGGAATTGGTTGGCGCGTCGGCTGCCGGAGCAACGGGTTTGTTTGGATACGTAAACACTGGATGGCAACCAATCAACACCGCCGGTGGGTCAACTAGTTGGATAGATGTGGACACGCAACAGACATAAACACAGTAAACAGGATAAAACATGGCAACCTCATATACCTCGCTTCTTAACCTCGCTCTTCCAGTTACTAACGAGAACGTCAATACTTGGGGCGATTTGGTTAATAACTCCGTTACTTCTTTGTTGGATACCGCGATTGCGGGCACAACAACCCTTAGTGCAGATGCCGACGTCACTCTTTCAGTTGCAGACGGTACCGCCGACCAAGCACGACAAGCCATTATTTTGTGGACGGCAAACGGCACCGTGACAAGGACAATCACCGCCCCCGCCACTTCAAAAGTGTATGTTGTAATCAACAAAACAGGTAGCACACAAAGCATCCAATTCAAAGCAAGTGGTAGCGCGTCCTCCGTCACTATTGCCGCTGGTAGTAGAGCCCTTTTGGCGTTTAATGGAACCGACTTTGTATTAGTAAGCCCCACTACTTTTTCTAACTTGATTCTGGATGCGGGCACAACTGCAACTGCGCCAATTAAATTTACTTCCGGGACAAACTTGACTACCCCAGTTGCTGGCACGGTCGAGTACAACGGGTCTAGCTATTTTCAAACCATAGACACCACATCCGGGCGCGGGGTGCTCCCCGTTTCTCAGTTTATTTATTTAAGTTCCAGCAGCACGGGTATTACCAGCCTGTACCCCGTGTTCCCGTCCCGCACGCTTAGTTTGGTCAGCGGAGGTTTGTATGAATATGAAGCTGAAATTTATTTGTATAAACCTAGCAGCGGTACGTTGACTTGGGCTTTTAGCTTTTCAAACACACCCGGATTTTTAAACGCGTATTACGTCGGGCACCCGACTAGCGGGGTAGGTACTGTGGGCAGTGCCACCACTGCGGGTATTGTGAATTCTACCGGTACAACAATTGCTTTACCCAACACGGGAACCTTGTCAAGCGCTACATACAACCGCTACACAATAAAAGCGCTGATATCAGTTTCTTCCGCAACTACCGTTAATTTACAAGTAGCGAGCAATTCAAACGCCGTGGACATCCTTGCCGGAAGCAGCGCAAAAATTACTCGCCTGCCGACATCCTCCGTCGGTACCTTCTCATAAGAGGTGAAAAATTGATCCTCTCACTATCCTTGCCGCTGCCGCAACTGCTGTTGGGTACGTTAAAAAAGGCTGCGCTCTTTATAAAGAATATAAAGCAGTCGGTAAGGAAGCGCACGACGTCATTTCTGACATCAGCAAAAACTTGGGTAGCTTCTTTACAGCCCATGAAAATCTGCAAACTGTTGTTAGAGAAGACCAAAAGAAAAACAAAGCAGTTGACAAAGCGGTTGTTAAAAAACCTCAATCTCTTAACCAGCAAGCTTTGGACAGGGTTCTTGCACAGCGCCGTATGGAGCAGATGGAAGTCGAACTACGAGAAACTCTCATCTACCATTCACCACCTGAGCTTGGTGCTGTTTATACAGACTTTCTTGCTATGCGGAAAGTTATTCAGGACGAACAAGAAAAAGCCAGAGCAGAGCAAGACAGAATCGAAAGACAGCGGGAATGGAAAAGACGCCAGCTAATCGACAGCCTGCAGGACAAAGCGCTCTACATAGCGGCGGTTCTTTTCGTCGTAGTGTATATGGTGGTGTTCGCTTACATCCTAGTTCTGGACAGACGGACACGCTGGGGTTTTTAGTCACTTTGATTGTCTTGGCGGTGTTGTTTACCGTCATCCTGCCGATTACCGCGTTCCTGTATGTGGATATCCTGACAACCAAGAAAGACGTTGAAATAATAATGCGCCGGGCGGAAAAATGCCCAACAAAATGTGAAAAGGATGAAAAATGATACCTATCGTAGCCTCTCTTTTAGGAACCCTAGCCCAGAATGGGTTGGGCCTTTTGTCTTCTGCTATCCAAGCTAAGGGTAAGGAAGTTGTTGAAAAGACCTTGGGCGTAAAGATCGCCGACAACCCATCTCCAGAGGAAGTTTCCAAGCTGCGTGAACTGCAGTTTGCCCACGAAGAGCGCCTGTTGGAGCTGGGTATTGAGAAGGCTAAGATGGAGCTGGCTGAATTGGAATTGTTCGCCAAAGCCGCCCAAAACGAAGAAAACAACGTCTCAGATCGCTGGACTTCTGATATGTCGTCGGACTCTTGGCTGTCAAAGAATATCCGACCCATGAGTTTAATCGCCATTTTCTTGGGGTATTTCCTGTTTGCAATGATGTCGGCTTTCGGTTACAACGCCAATGAGTCCTATGTCACCTTGCTTGGCAACTGGGGTCAGCTTATAATGGGCGCATACTTTGGTGGACGCACCATCGAAAAATTGGCAGAAATGAGGAGTAAAAAATGAGCCTTAGCCAAGAACAAGCCGCGTTCCTGCTGGACATGTGCAAACTGATTCAATACGCCACCGACCAAGGCTTTATGGTAACTGGTGGTGAACTCGCCCGCACGCCGGAACAACAGGCCATCTACTTCAAGACTGGTCGATCTAAGACCATGAACTCAATTCACTTAAAGCGCTGCGCTGTTGATTTGAACTTCTTTAAAGGCGGTAAGATCATTTGGGATAAGGAAACCATTGCACCACTTGGCGCATACTGGCAATCCCTACACCCCAAAAACCGTTGGGGCGGAAACTTCTCAAACTTAGTGGACTGCCCGCACTTTGAACGAAATGTGGGGTAATTATGCCCCTCAAAAAGCTAGTATTTAAGCCCGGTGTAAACAAAGAAAACACCAGCTACGCCAACGAGACTGGGTGGTTTTACTCCCAGTGGGTGCGGTTTCGCCAAGGTACGCCTGAAAAAATTGGTGGGTACATCAGGATCTCTTACAACACCTTCTTGGGTACTTGTAGATCGCTATGGACTTGGGTAACTCTTGGTGGCTCTAAGCTTACAGGCGTGGGCACAAACCTCAAATTTTATATAGAAACTGCGGGCGAGTACTATGACATTACCCCCATCCGAGCCACTAGCACGCTGGGCGCAACCCCAATAGCTACAACGCTTAACAGCTCCACAATAACCGTCACAGACGCTGGCGGCGGGTATGCAACAAACGATTTTGTAACCATGTATTCAACCTCGGCGGTTGGAGGAATTACATTATTGGGGAACTATCAACTTACCACTGGAGCCGCAGCCAACACATTTACAGTTACTGCGGCAAGCACAGTAGGCATCACCATTGCGAGCCCAGCAATATTTACCGCCCAATATAAACTTGCAAATGATGTGCGGGTTAGCTTGACCACAACAGGGGGCTTGCCGAGCCCATTGAACACAACCACATCCTATTACGTGGTTAACACATCAGGTTTTACGTTTCAACTGTCTCTGACAAGTGGTGGCGCTGCTATCAGTACCGCAGGTTCATCTCAATACGGGCAACATACAGCTACGGCGCTAGCGTCTGCAACTGCAACGGGCGGGGGTACATCCTATGCCTCATATGAAATTACTACGGGTAGCGCTACTCCTACGGCTCAAAGTGGCTGGGGTGCTGGTGGCTGGGGTGCTGGTGGTTGGGGTGTTGGTAATACTTCAACATCCTCTATGCGCTTGTGGCAGCAGAGTAACTTCAACGAAAATTTAATTTTTGGGTATCGCAACGGCCCTATATATTATTGGGATGCTAACTACGGGTTTAACAACAATATAGCTTTCACTGTAACCATCGCAACACCAGCAGTGTTCTCATCCACAATACCTCTGGAAAACGGCTCCCCCTTGCAGTTTTTTACAACGGGCGCTTTACCGACGGGCCTCATACCGGGCACAACTTACTACGTCATTAACGCATCAGGGTCAACGTGCAACCTGTCTCTTACTGTTGGCGGCGCGGCAATAAACACTTCGGGATCCCAATCTGGGACTCACACCATATCTTCAAGAGCTTTCCCCTACACACAGATAGCAGGCGCATCCAACGTACCCACTGTGCAGAGTTGGATTGCCGTGTCGGATGTAAGTCGGTATGTCATTGCTTTTGGCGCAAACGAGTTAGGAACGGTAACACAGAACCCCATGCTCATTCGCTGGTCTGATGCACAAGACCCCGCAAACTTTACCCCCGCCGCCACTAACTCTGCTGGGTTTTCGTACCTTTCGCACGGCTCGAAAATTATTTCTGTAATGCAGGCCCGCCAAGAGATATTGGTTTGGACAGACTCGTCCCTGTATTCAATGCAGGAGATAGCCACAGGATGGCAGATACAGTTGGTCGCCGACAACATTTCAATCATCAGCCCCAATGCAGTGGCCTATTCAAACGGTGTTGCTTACTGGATGGGCATAGACAAGTTTTATAAATACGATGGCCGCACTCAGACGTTGGTTTGTGACCTGCGCCGTTGGGTGTTTGGGAACATGAACTTAACCCAGACAGATCAAATCTTTGCCGGTACAAGCGAGGGCTTTAACGAAATATGGTGGTTCTATACATCTTCGAACGGAGTAAGCCCACAGATTGATAGCTACGTCATCTATAACTATGTAGAAAACAACGGATGCTGGTATTATGGTACCTTGGGCAGAACGGCATGGCTCGATAGCGGTCTTCTTCCCTACCCCATTGCAGCAACGTATTCCCAAAACCTTGTGGAGCATGAAAACGGCGTGGACAATAACGAAGGAACAA